GCCTTGAATGTGCCCCAAGTAGCCTTATTCATAATGATGACCGGATTTGCTGCCTCGTCACTCAGCATGGACATGGCGGCTGCGACTGTTCCGAGTGCTGGGCTTGCTGCCTGAAGTTTAGGAACTCCCGGGCAAGTTGTAGTCGAAACTGTTCCGCAAGCCTCAATCTTTGCGATGAGTGTGTCAGCTGCCTTCTTAGCGATTCTGTATGTCAGTTCATCATAGATGTATCTCAGGAACTCCTCGCCTCTGAGGTCATATACCTCGTCGGAGATGGAGATCCACTTCTTGATGCTCTGTGGTACGAGTGTAACGATTCCGAGAACAAGTGTCTCCTCGTTAACTGCTGCACCACCTTCAGCGTGGATTTCTGCATCTGATCCGCTGATCTCGAACTGAACTTTCAGGTTTCCTCTGAGGTAGCTCTTGCGAACGAGAGACATGATGCCTTCTCTTTCCCATGCGGTTTTTACTATGTCATAAACGAACTCAGGAACTGCGACAGTGCCGGTTCCGTTTGGAGTTGTGTCGTTCTCAGAAGTGAGCTTTCTGCACTCCATGTCGTTTCCGCTCTTGATGTACTCAGCAAATGCGTTGATGTACTCAGGTGTGTTTCTTACTTCCAGTGTTGTGACTTTCCTTTCGTCTTTAACTTCTTCAATGACATCGCCCTGTCCCTTAACGACAGCAGCCATGTCAGCTTTTCTCTTCTCGACTTCGAGTTTGATCTGCGCTTTGCGTTCTTCGAGGAGGTCGTTCTCTGCTTTGATAGCATCCATCGCCTCGTTTGTTTCGGCCTTTTCAAGTTCGTCCTTCAGCTCGGCCTTACGCGCTTCGATCTGCTCTGCATCGAGTACCATGATTTCTTCTTTAGACATTTAACGTCCTCCATCTAAATCAATCTCGAGCATTAACTTTTTACGCCTGAGTTCCAGTTTTTCAGCTTCAAGTCGCTCCGCTTGAATCCTCTCGATCTCTCCGTCGGTCAGAGTTCTGACGCTGATTGATGTAGCGTCGTTAGCTGGTAATGAAACAGCAGAAACGTCATAAAGTTTACGAACGGATGTGATCGTTCTCACTGTGAGAGCTTTGCCATCTGCATCTTTCGTGTCGAGATAGTCCTCGCCATCAACCGTGAAACCAAAACTCATCTTGTTCGTGTAACCTCCGCGAATCTCCTCGAAAAGCTGGCGTCCCAGCTCGGTACCACCGAGATCCGCTTCTATCAGTAATCCCTTTTCATCAGGAACAACCGTCAGTGTGTTGTTGGACATTCTTGCGAACACCCTTCCTTCGTGGTCGTACTGCATAATGACATCCGACATATCTGTGTTGTCGAACGCTCTCGCATCCACGACCTCGTTAAAACGCCAGCTGTCATCTTCAAAGAGTGTGTATGGCTCATTGAATGTGCTGGCGTATCCTTTGACTACTTTTCTTTCTTCAGGTGCCTCTTCATTTTCGGCTGTCCTGATTTCCATAGTCATGTCTCTGTATTCTCGATCACTCTTGACTGCCATCGTTTTCGTCCTCCGTTGGTGTCAGTTTTTCGTCCGCTGAATAATACTCACCTCTGATAACACGCTGGTCTCCGTTTTCGACCGGCGGAAGGTTCCATATTTCGCGAACATCATTGATACTAAAAATGCCCCGGTCTAATAGCTGACTCGAGACATTTAACTTATCGTTATTGCTCATATACTGGAGCCGGTTGGCTGTCAGCATAAGCTGTGAACCTTGTGCCCGTTCTCGCTCTGAAAAAAGTGCCTTTGTTGTGGCCTCGCTGAACTGTATGGCGAACGGTTCTATCGCGCCCTCATAGAAGGCCGACCACGAATCACCATAAGCCTTGTTCTGGAGCACTTCCTCATTGACACCGAAATAATTAAAGACGTTTTCCCGAATCGCTTTCATCTGATCCGGATCGACCGTATACGGTTTGACGTCTATCTGTTTGATGTCCTTATAAGTATTCGGGAACAGCAAGAACCCACCGGCTTCAGAATCCGATGCAAGGTTCTCGCGGGTAAAGCGTTTGCGTTCATTGGCAAGGTCCTCAGGCTTTGCAAAGTTGGCAAGCTGTGCCATGAACCGGAATGTCGATGTATTCTTGACCGCTTCTTCGATGCCCTGATTCTGAATGTGTATCAGTTTCATCGTGTCCTCAATGGCCGTGTTAGGATCACCGAAAAAATCACTCCGATATTGATGCTTCGTCAGGACCGCGCATTTTCGGAACTCAACCGCACCGATCTCACCATGTGCGAACTGATAACGCAGCCACAACTCTTTGTTATACTCGAGCAGTGAGCACCTGTTAGGAAGAACCGGATACAGACCTGTTATTATCATCCGCTCATCAAATACCGGAACGATAAACGCCGTATTATTAATATCAAGTATCGTTGATACCCTATAAAGGAACTGGCTCCATGTCTGCCACTGATTAGGTCCCTGCCTCAGTTTTGTCTGAAGCGATGGATTTGCCGAACCAATCAGCTCTACCTTCAGTTTAGAGATATGTCTCGCCCTTGCGTCGATCGCAGCTCTTACTATTTCGCTCTCATATATTGCCCCGCCCCAGCTTGTGAACGCTGGTCGATATGCTGTGAGTGTGCGAAACATTGTGTACGCGTCTTTTAACGCGTCCTGTGATTTCTTCGCCTCATTCGGGCGAAATATCCAATCGAATAGTGACATTTAATTAACTCCTATTCATTCCTAAGTTGTACCCCTATTTCACCGAACCACTTTTGACGTACACATAAAGCGTCGGCCAGTGCTGCCACACCGTCGATCCGTGCTGCCGGGTGTACCTTTATCAATCGGCCTCGACCACGTTCGGTGCTGATCTTGACCGCTGCATTCAACAGATGGGCTTTTAACAAGTCGTTATCTCCGATGTAAATCTGGCCATCTTTTATCAGCCCCTCCATTTCCTGAAGAACGGGCCATAAATTATCGCCCTGATACACATCGTCCATTTGAAAACCCGCGTTCTCGAGGTCCTTCACGAGATACTGAGCCGAGTATCGGTCGTATCCGACTTTGAGCGGGTATAGTTCGTGCACCTTTATCAAATCTTCAAACCACTTATAACAATCGTGGTAGTCCATGAAATTATCACCGCTAAGAGACAGAAGCCCGCGTTTTACATATGTCCAGTACGGGACCGCATCACGCTCAGTTGCTTCGTCTATCTTTTCGGCCGGCATCCAGAAATGTGCGATAACATTCAGCCGTCCGTTCTTCTCGATGACCGCACACGCACAAGTCAGGTCGGTCGTCTGTGACAGGTCGAGCCCCGCAACACAGTAAGATCCGCGAAGTGATTCGATGTCTATAGGTTCACCGCTGATGGCTGTCACGGCTGTTGCGGGCAGCCATGCAAGGCTTGAGTTCTGCTTGATGTTGCAATACTTGCACATGAACTCGGCCTTCTTGGAGAGCGAGCCTTCCGCGATGGCTATCTCTTCGAGCATATAGTCGACCGAGACCGAGACGCCTAAATTCGGGTTTGCCTTGCGTAGTTCGTTGATGTCGTTCCACTTCTCAATGTCATCGATCATGTACAGGAACGGCAGCAGTTTGGATTCCTTCGAATCCCCCAATAAAAAACGAGTCGACCTCTTCATCAACTCGTCAAATATTCCGTCCGATATATATCCGGCTGTCGTGCAGCTCAGCAGGATACCCTCAGGTCTTGCGCCCATGCCGGACTTCATTACCTCGTATTGTTTCAGACCGGCGTCACCGGCCCATGCAGCAACCTCGTCACAGATAGCGAGACTCGGATTGAATCCATCTGACTTCTTTGCACTGAACGCGATCTTCTTAACAGTGCTGTTTGTGCCCGGAATGGACAGGTCCGTCTGTCGGTGCCTTGCAAGCATCGAATCATCCTTGACCTTCCGGTGCTGAGCATCGAGTTCTTTAACTTCCTCTCTCAGCTCTTGCCATTCAGGATCAAGCGTGGTCATCATCCAGATGTCGTTATAAACCAAGTCGGCTTGATCTAACTTCGGTGCTATACAGAACACTCTTGCACCATAACCGCCCTCGAGTCTCCAAGTATAGGCCGCGCATGAGGACGCTGTCTTTGTCTTGCCGTTTTTTCTGCCCTCCAATAGGACGATCTCACGGTACTGTCTGTAGCCCTTTGCATCGACAAGACCATACATACAGCTATAAAATGCCTTCTGCCACACTTCGAGACTTATCGAACCCGGCGCAAGCGGTCCCTCAGTATGAAAACAATGCGATTCTATCCACTCAATAGCGTCATTTGCCTTCTTCTGGTCAAAATAATACCGCTTCGCCTCAAGGTCCTGAATGATTCGCTCATATACCAAGGTTATCCACTTGCCTACGGTATAAGTCCCGTCCTTGATGCCCTGATAATACTTGTATATCCAGTTATCTCCGGCCATTGTGACCCCATTTTCGCCCATCTCAAAACAACTTGACGGTGGTTTGTGTAATTCTAAAG